ATCTTAATCTTATTGTCATCAAAATACTTCTGACTAAGAATACGTTTATAAGGAACTGAAGATCCTTTAGCTGGAGAAGTCTTTTTATAAACAGTTTCAAGTCCTTTCCATTGAAGAGAATAAACAGGGAAGGTAGGAAATCCATTGATCATTTCAACACCACTGTCTTGTGAAGGATCAACACTTATCTGGTCTTTAACTTGTTTTAATTGCTCTTTTTGACCTTTATCCAAATTCAGATCCGGACTTGTTAAAATTTCATGATAATACATAAATCGTACCTCTCCAAGATAAGGACTCTTATCAAGGAAATGATCAGAAATAGATTCTTCATATAAAGAATACTTAGGGGGTATATGCCGGTAAGTATCGATGCCATCAATATTTCTTTCATTCTTACCAAAAACCTCAGCTGCTATTGTCAGATCAATAAAGTTGTGATAGAATCGCGATTTAAGTCTTTCGTTTGTTAACTTGTCTTTAATAATAGTTCCCATCGCTATTTCATTGCCAAGAACAAAGTTATTTACATTCCAATATGCTTTATCGTTTTTGTCAGGAATCTGAATACCATCAAATACATTATAACCCATTGCTCTTGCTTTCTCGATATATGGTTTAGCCAAAGCCATGCCATACATATTTTTGTATTTCTGCATCTTCTCATTCTGAGCATCACGATTTGTGCTTGTAACCTGGGCATTAATAGGAATCTCAAGAAACTCCCCATGAAGTTGTTTTATTTTTGAGCGTCCAAGACGGTATTTAACATATTTTGTTTTGGATTTTATTCCGGTAGTCTTTATGATACTATCAATTTCTTTCTTATCAATAATACCATTATAAGAATTGTAGAGTTTATCAAGTCGTTTTCTCTTGCTATCCCTTGAATACCATTGCTGGACGGCATAATTAAGGACATCTTTTACATCCTGATTGTCTTTACCTTTTTTAGAAAAATCCGTATTTTGTATATCAGGGAACGACATAAGCAAAGAATTTTCTCAAAATTAAACAAAAATAATTAACAAAAAATAATTTTTACAAGGTTTTTTTTGAATTATCTTCTTCTTTGTTATCATAACTAAAGCCGGAACGCCATCCACCATTGCCTTCCATCGATTCTCCATGCCTAATAATTCTTCTTGTTTCTTCAGGTACTGCATCAAGTATTGCATTTCCGTTTTCGTCAAAGTTCCATTTAGGACCTTCAAAGTCGGAAGATAACAAATCAGCATTTTTTCTTGGTCTCGTTTTCATATCATCTATACGCATCTTAGCATATGCCAAAGCATCTACAGAATCCCAGTCAGTACCAACATACTCCTCATCATAAGCAAGTAGATCTCGAAGCATTGCCACGAAAACACAAAACAACACATGATCCTCAACCCATGATTGTATTACTCCAAGAATCAAAGGTTTAGAATAACCTGTCATCTTTGCACCATACTTATGGACCTGCTGAGTTTTTGGAGAGTCATAAGATTTTGGTCTTGGTGAAAGGTACATCCTTCCATTATTCTTTACGTAATAGTCTATTACAAAATCCTGCTCAGCATTACACATGGTATTTTTCTTCAATCTGTACCAAACAGATATCATAAGACATATCTCGAAAAACATTTCTTTTCTTGCAGGTCTTTGATAATAAAGACATACAGGATATTCAGCATGATGAATTCCTTCATTCTCTAAATTAACTCTATTCCCTTGCCTTACAACTGTCATTGCACCAAGAGATGAACAGGTCTGAGTCTGATCCTGATTATATCCATCAATCCCACCTACATCAAGATCAATTATATCCGGTCTTGGTTTCTGATAAACCCATACAACGAAGCTTTCAGGATCTCCTTTCTTCGCAGGACGATATTCTACCTCTAATGGCATTTTTCTTTTCTTCACCCCATCCCTGTCGACCTCATAAACCCAGCTAAGAATAACAGGAAAGTAATTATTCGGATTCCCCTCTATATCAAAGAGTCTTGAATAAATCTTTTCATCATTAAAGTTATTCGAACCTCCTGATGTAAATGCTTCTTCAATAGTAAGTGGATAGTTTTGATTATGCTCCTTAAGTTTCTTTTTGTTTGCGAGTTTTGAATACTCGATTCTTTTCTTTATAATATGATCTTTAGCTGCTTCAATATCTTCACAACCAATTCTTTGTTCTTTCCGTAGATGACGTAGATTTGGAATCGCATCAAGTTTTTTACCGTTATCTTCATCATAATGATATTCACTATGCTTATTGCCATAAAAAGGATAATACATTCTGTTCCCTGGAACCCAAAATCTTTCTAATCCATAGGTCTCAGCTGAATCCCAGAACTCCTTAAAATCCTTACAGGTTGATAAAATGTTTCCACCTGTATTATGAGTTACAATTCCATTTGCTATATAGGTATGACTATTTCCGGCAGTAAGATTATAAATTAATTGCATTCCAATATCCTCAATAGAGACAACTCTTTCGAATCTTAATCCAGGAACTCCTTTATTCATTATTGTTTCTTTTCCTTTTCGAATAACAACCGGTTTTTCTTTGAACCAACGAATTATATTATTAAGTCTATCTTGCTTATAATTTACTTTAAAATAAATTTCTTCTCCGAACTTTATTATACTTCTATTATCAGATATTGACAATCTATGATAAAATTCTGTACCACCTTTTCCTGAATTCGGAGATGGTTTGATCTTATCAATAGTACAATGTATCCCAAGTTTCTGAAGAAGTAATTTAACTTCAAACAACAAATCAAATGATGATGCTGTTAATGTAATTTTATAACCTCCCTTTCTTGAATTTACTGATCCATCAGTATCAAAAAAACCTCCAAGTAATTCACAAATGTCTTTCTTGCAATATGAATGAATATTTTTGGGTAGACGTTTTTTTAATTTTGTCTGTCCATAAATTCCGAGTTCACGAAGCTTCGGACAAATTCCTTTTATTCTTGTTTCCTGATAGAACTTTAATTCTTTAGTAAGATGAGATTTTTCTATTACTGAATCAAAATTTTTGAGGATATAATCATTTATTTCATTATCACATCCTGACATTACTGGAGTTTTATTATATCCATATGATCCATCGCCAATTAACCATCCAGTCAATCTAGGTTCCCACATTATTTGATTTTGAAATATAGGAACAGATTCAATGATGGCAATTTGATCGCCTACTCCAATATTTTTTGCTTCTTTAAATATTGTTGATTTTTCTTTCCTTGAATGAGGTCCACGTAAATATCCTTTATTACTCCAAAGTATAGGATGATCCCAACTACATTCTAATTTTCTACCAGCATTGGTTGTAATTCTACAACATAATTTTTCTGCCGGGGGATTAATATTGATTATTTTTTCTTTCGATATTCCATCTCCATTGAATCCTAGTATTCCCTCTGATTGAGTTAAATCTTCAATATTAATTAAATCACCTTTATTGTTCCAAACTTTAGTACCAGCACATACACAACCATAAATATAAAATGTACCAAGCATCAATGATCCAAACTCAAGAGCAGGCTTAATAGATTCAAAAGCTTCTCCAAGCAATTTATACTGTCCAGACTCTTCCATTATAACATCATGAAAATACTCACCTTCGAGCTTCTTTCCATCATCATACATTGTTTCAAATGATAGTCGGCCACCATATCCATCATCCACAAATCCACCAATTGGATCTTTCCTTTCATAACCAACATGATATATTTTATCATTATTCTGAAGAGTGTTAAGTCTAAGTTCATCATGAAACTTAGCCTGGGCAGAATCAAATTTCTTTCTTAATCCAATCTGATAAGTATCCAGCCCTGCAGTAATAGCTCCACGATATGATTCAATAAATCTGATACCATGACTAAGAATGTTTTGCCCTTTTTCAGATAAGCCCTTCCTTCTTGCCTTTGGAGATATGATACCAACTTTCTGTAATTTTTTTACATAATCTACAAGACGATAATATTCAAGATCAAGATCTACATACATAGGATATGTGGGGCCCCTTAATCCTTGCAAGACAACAAAGTTCAAGTAAAAATAATACCGACCTGGTATGAACAGGCCGGCAGTGGTATAACCATTTATACATCGATCAAATTGTTCATCCCAGAACTCTTTATAAGCACTGGTTT